TGCTATTGGTTCAACTGCCGCTCGTGAACTTGATGGTGTGCAGTGGAGAACCTTAGAAGGATTCATCGATGAGTTCCGTGTACAGGTGGGAACTAAAGCACAACTTATTGTGCCACGTTATGCTTCCGTAGGAGATGATCAAACACTAACTACTGTTACTACGGCATATGCTCCTAATAGCACATACGATGCTGTACTGCAACACTTCGAACCAGTAACTGCTACTGCAAATGCTCTTATTGATGGTAGTGGTGAATTGAGTGGTATTGAACTTACTAACATAGGTCTCTACTATAATGCTGTTCCTGCTGTTACATTATCCGCACCATATACGGGTGGTAACTATAAACGTAATGAGCAAGTTACACAGGTCAACAGTGATTATACCATAAAAGGAGAAGTTGTCAAGTGGTCTGATTCGGATAACGGATTATACCTTGCACACGTTGGAGCAACAGACGGCAAGTTCCATACATTCTCTACGACTGGACAGGTAGTTGGTGCAGAGTCAAATGCAGTATACAGTCCAAGTCTTGTAGGAGAATTACAAGAAATACAATCAAACTACTCAACTGATCCTCTAGCAGACACACCACAAGCAGATTACTTTGATAATTTCGAAGGTGATTTCTTAGACTTCAGTGAAAGTAATCCATTCGGAGATGTGTCGTAATGCTCGGTTCATGGTTCTATCATAAGAGAGTTCGTACTGCCGTATCGGTATTCGGATCACTATTCAACAACATTTACGTTTTTCGACAAAACAATGCGGGTGAAACTATATCCCAAGTTAAGGTGCCACTATCATATGCACCCAAGAGGTCATTCATCGAAAGATTAAACGAGATGAAAGACGGAGAGCAATCCGAACGTAGAGTTGCAATTAAACTTCCACGTATGTCTTTTGAAATTACAGCAATGGCATATAGTCCAGAAAGACAACTACCTAAAACCAATTCGTTCTCTACTGCACTCAGTGGAAGTGTTAATAAAAGAAATGAGTTTTATACCTCAGTTCCATATGACATTTCGTTTGACGTAAACGTATATGCAAAATCACAAGATGATGCATTGCAAATGGTAGAACAGATACTACCATATTTCAATCCACAATACACGGTAGCAGTTAAACCTTTCGGTTTGACGTATCCAGAGATAAAAGAAGATGTTCCTATATCATTGCAGAGTGTTTCATTCTCTGATGACTTCGAAGGATCCGTAGGAGATCGTAGAACGATCATTTATACTTTATCGTTTACGATGAAGATTGCATTCTACGGCCCTATCAGTTCATCACCGATTGTCCGAACAGTTAACAATAACATATATACGATGGGAGATAGTGATACTTTCCAACTTTCTATGCAGACAACCCCATCACCAAGTGGAGTGAGTGTAGACAGTGATTATGGATTTAACCTTGCGTATTTAGATAGTGCTCAGTAACTACTCTTGGTATATAAAACGCAAGTACGGTTACTCTCTATATAAGAAAGGCAGAATAGTAGATATATTAGTATGACAGAAAAAAACATTGATAAAGATTATGAAACTTCGAGGGATACCTATAACGATTTGATCGAGAAGGGTAGAGAATCTCTTGAGTTGATGATAGAGGTGGCACGTGAAAGTGAACACCCCCGTGCATTCGAAGTTCTTTCGGGCATGATCAAAAACATTTCAGATGTCAATGACAAACTTATGGATCTTAATAAGAAGTATAAGGATGTTACCAAGGAAGACGATCCTAAGAAACTCGAAGGAACTACCAATAACAATCTATTCATTGGATCTACTACCGACTTACAAAGACTATTACAGGATGATGCCAAAGTGATTAACCATGACGATTCAGACTAAAGAGTCCTACTTAGGCAATCCAAACGTAAAAAGAGACGGGATAGCAGAAGAGTGGACAAAACAAGATATATTAGAATACCAGAAATGCATGAAGGATCCTGCATACTTTTGTCGTACCTATGTAAAGGTGGTGCATCTTGACAAGGGACTGGTATCATTTGACCTTTACGACTATCAAGAAAAAATGTTCGAACACTTTGATAAGAATAGGTTTGCTATTGTACTTGCTTGTAGACAGAGTGGTAAGTCGATATCAAGTGTGGGATACTTACTCTGGTACGCATTATTCCACCCCGAAAAAACAATTGCTATCCTTGCAAACAAAGGTGCCACTGCACGTGAGATGTTATCAAGGGTTACTCTCATGCTTGAGAATCTCCCCTTCTTCCTACAGCCTGGCACAAAAGCACTTAACAAAGGTAGCATTGAGTTTAGTAACAATTCTCGAATTATCGCCTCTGCTACTTCTGGTTCCTCTATTCGTGGTATGTCTGTTAATTTACTTTTTCTCGATGAGTTTGCTTTTGTTGAAAACGCAACTGAGTTCTATACTTCAACCTATCCAGTTGTATCTTCGGGTAAGGATACAAAGGTTATCATCACATCCACTGCCAACGGAATCGGAAACCAATTCGAAAAGATCTGGACAGGGGCAATACAAGGAGTCAACGAATACAAATCATTTAGAGTAGATTGGTGGGATGTTCCAGGCCGTGATGAGAAATGGAAGGCAGAAACAATATCTAATACATCTCAGTTACAGTTTGACCAAGAGTTTGGTAATACCTTCTTTGGAACTGGGGACACACTAATAAACGCAGAGACTTTAATGGGTCTACGTGGTCGTAATCCTCACAGAATACTTGAATCTGGGGATGCTTTATGTTATAGTGAACCTGTTAAGGATCACGAATACATCATGACAGTTGACGTATCGAAGGGAAGAGGACAGGATTATTCCACGTTTAACGTGATCGATATTACGGAACGACCATTCAAGCAGGTGTTGACGTATCGCAACAATACTATTTCTCCCTTGCTCTTTCCTAATATTATATATAAGTATGCGAATCTCTACAACGAGGCATGGGTCGTTGTTGAGGCAAATGATCAAGGAACTGTAGTTTGTAATGGACTGTATTATGATTTGGAGTATGAAAACCTTCACACATCTTCCGCAGTAAAAGCAAACGCACTTGGTATCGAGATAAACCGCAAGACTAAAAGACTTGGGTGTTCGTCTATTAAAGATATACTTGAGAGTAATAAATTAGAAATATATGATGAGAATACTATACTTGAGATCTCTACCTTTGTAGGTAAGGGACAATCATATCAAGCATCTGACGGCAACCATGATGACCTAATGATGAACTTGGTTATGTTTGGATACTTTGTATCTACTCAGTTCTTTGCTGATATGACAGATATCAATCTAAAACAGATGATGTTTGAAGAAAAGATGCAAGCGATTAAGGACGATGTACTACCCTTCGGTGTTATTGACGATGGGATAGATGATGGATTAATAACAGAAGGTGAGTTCAAAGGTTGGCATTCGATAGACACTATCGGTGACCGTGAATTCTAAAGATAAGGATTGTTATAAATATAAGTATTGAAAATAACCGTATAATGATTAACTTATAATTCGTAACTAAAAAGGATAATGCTATGGCTGTTAAACCCGCTTCTCCTCGAATCTCAATCAGTGAGATTGACAAGACAGGTATCGTACCTGCTGTCGGTTCATCTGGTGGAGGTTATGTAGGAAATTTCCGTTGGGGCCCTGTGCACGAAAGAACACTAATTGCTGATGAAAGCGGTTTAGTTTCTGTCTTCGCATCGCCTGACGACACTAATACTGTGGACTTCCACAGTGCTTCGTACTTCTTGAAGTACTCACAAACACTCCAAATTGTTCGAGAGAACAATGGAGGTAAAAACGCACACAGTGCAATAACCAAACTAACCACAGATGCTGTGGATCTAGTAAAAAACCAAACTCATTGGAACAATGTTGTTGGTGACGCCGTTGGTGAAGGTGGATCAAAAACTAGTACAGGAACTTGGGTAGCAAAATACCCAGGCGACTTAGGAAACGCATTGACAGTATCTTTCTGTCCTGCCGTTGCCACTGGTACTGATCTCTTCTCTGGTTGGGCATATGCCGATGAATTCGCAGGTGCGCCTGGGACATCCGATTATGCTACTGCTAATGGTGGATCAAACGATGAAGTTCACGTTATCGTTATCGATAGAACTGGAGAGATCTCCGGAACTGCCGGTGCGGTACTAGAGAAGTTTGAATACCTATCTGCCGCTAAAGGATCAACCACTCCAGATAATTCACCTAACTTTATTTCTGACGTATTGAATACTCAATCTCAATATATCTGGAATGGTTATTTCGGTGATGACTCTGCATTCGGTGCTTCTTTAAGTAATCAAGGTGGTACTTGGGGAACAAAACCAAACAAAGATACTGTTGTTCAATACGGATTCGATTCCGATGGAGCAGTTGGTCAAGGAGAATTGACTACAAATCTTGGTGGTGGTCTTGCCTCTAGTGTTCTAGGTACTTCAGACTTTTTGACTGGTTTCGATCTATTCGAAGACAAACTTCAAACTGAAATTGACTTCTTGATCGCACCTTCATTTGGTTCTGCCGGTGATGGAGCAACAATTGTAAATGACTTAACTGGCATTGCAACTGCTCGTAAAGACTGTGTTGTAGTTACTTCTGTAAACAAAACTGGTGTTGTGGGTGTTACTGACGCTCAAGCAGCGACTAATGCTGTATCCTTTGTAAACGGATTAACAAAATCATCATACTTAATTGTAGATAATAACTACATTAAAGTGTTCGACAAATATAACGATAAGTATATTAACATTCCTGCTAACTCTAGCACTGCCGGTCTCATGGCGGCAACTGATATTATCGCAGACCCATGGTATTCACCTGCCGGTCAAAGACGTGGTAACTATCGTGGAGTTACAGATATCGTAACTAACCCGAACCAAACCCAAAGGGATCAACTGTATAAAGCAGGTGTAAATCCCGTTGCTAACATTCCAGGCGTAGGTCTAGTATTGTTTGGTGACAAAACATTAGAGTCACGTCCTAGTGCCTTCGATAGAATCAATGTACGTAGATTGTTCATTGCTATTGAGAAGTCAATTAGTGAAGCGGCAAAAAATGTGATGTTTGAATTCAACGATGACTTTACTCGTGCTGAATTTACAAACATCGTAGAACCTTTCCTTCGTAGGGTAAAGGGTCGAAGAGGGATCACTGACTTTAAAGTCGTTTGTGACGATACAAACAACAATCAAGAAGTGATAGACAATAACCAATTCGTGGCAAACATCTTCGTGAAACCTGCACGTTCTATCAACTTTGTTCAATTGAACTTTGTTGCTGTTAGAACTGGTGTAGACTTCGAAGAGATTGTTGGCACGGTAGGAGCATAAGGAGAATAATATGGCAATTTTAGGTGTAGATGATTTTAAATCTAAACTCAAAGGTGGTGGTGCTCGTCCTAACCTCTTTAACTGTAAGGTTAACTTTCCAACCTATGCTTTAGGTGACGCAGAACTTACGTCATTTATGGTAAAGGGTGCCCAGTTACCGGCATCGATTGTAGCTCCAA